CGGCGAGCGGAGAGCAAGAACTGAGAATGGCGGGCGATCCTCGGATGCGTCCCGCCAACTTGCTTTTGCGGATCAGGCCGACTGGTGAGGCCGCTGCCTTCCAAGCAGTTTGCAGGTCGGGTTCGATTCCCACGATCCGCTCCAAGTCTCGCGGCATCCGAATAGCCGTCGTGGCACAGACGACTCTGTGCGGCATCTTGGCGCTCGGCCGACGCCAAGGAGCTAAGGGGACTAGGGTGTGAACTCCACTAACCCCCGAGACAAAGGTTGCGAATGACACGATTGCGACTGTTACGCACGCTCATCATCGCGCGCGTAGCCCAACGGTAGAGGCATCGGCTTCAAACCCCGAATAGTGTCAGTTCAAATCTGACCGCGCGCACCAATAGGCTCTCTAGCCCAATTGGTAGAGGCGCCGGTCTTAGAAACCGGGCGTTCCGAGTTCGAATCTCGGGAGAGCCACCAATTTCAGGGCGCGAGCATGTTACCTTCATCGTCACGATACGGAAGGTGGCACGCAAAGGCGCGTAACCGGTCCCGAAAACCGGGCTGACCTCAACGGGTCAAGGGTTCGATTCCTTCACCTTCCGCCAATTCGCCCGCGTAGCTCAACAGGCAGAGCATCCGCTTTGTAAGCGGCAGGTTGCTGGTTCGATTCCGGCAGCGGGCTCCAATGAGAAATGCACAATGCCGCAGACCACGCTTGAACAACTCGTGCAGCATCTCGACGAAGCCGGTTCATTTTTCGGCGTCGATTTCGACAAGGTGCGGCAAGGTCTGAAGGACGCCGCGCGCCGTATCCAGAAGCTTGAAGACGCCGCCAAGGTCGCAGCCAAGAGCGCGCCGAAGCCGATCAACTAAGCTTTCCCATCCACAACATCGCGAGGGTTGAATGCGGATCGGCAAGATCGCCGCAACGATTGCGCTTGCATGCCTTCTTGCGGCATGCGGGCATTTCCCCAAACGTTTTCCTGTCGGGCTCGGCGCCGAGCTGTCCTCGATGGGTGCGCCGCAAACGCCATTCATCCGCGGCCGCCTCGTATGCGCGATCAATGTGAAGGCGGCACTCGCCGCCCGCGGCATTTCCGTTCCGCAATCCAATTACGCCAAAGCATTCCTGACATGGGGCCGCCCGTCGCCATGCGTGGCGGGAGCGGTCGCGGTTTATGATCGCGGCGGTGTGCGCGGGCATGCCGCGCTTGTGTCCGGCGTCGATCCGGACGGCACGATCCGCGTCTGGAATCCATCGGCGCGCGCGCAAGCGTGGCGCGAAGGCCGCTACCACAAGCGCCCCATCGCATGCCGGATGCCGTGACATGAAGCGGAACGAGCGTTATCGCCGCGCCCGTAACGCGGGCCACGCCTATTATCTTTGGGCCATGATGAGCGGGGCGATCATCGCCGCCGCCATTCTCATCGCCTCAGGCGGCGCCCGCGCGCAGGAGGCCGCCCCCTTCACCAAGGAGCAAGCCCGCGAGTTCGCAGGGCGGCTCTATCAGACCAAGACGCTTCTCGACGGCATCGCCGCATCATCAAAGACAAGCGAAGCCATGAGGATCGCGGCGCAGATGGAAGCGGACTTTCTGGCGGAAACGATCCGCACCATCAAAGCAAGGACCGTGCGGTGAGGGGCGTCTTCGCCGCCTGTATCGGCATTGTCATTCTTGCAATGGCGCCGGCATGGGCGCGCGACGTGGGCCAGTGGGAAAATACCGATCCCGCCGTCTCCAAATGGTATCGCGGCCTGATGCAACCCGACGATCCGACAAAATCATGCTGCGGCGAATCCGACGCCTATTGGGCCGATGATTTCGAGACAGACGGCAATAACGTCATTGCGATCATCACCGATACGCGCGAAGACGCGCCATTGTTCCGCAGGCACATCGCGCCGGGCACCAGGTTCACAGTGCCGCCTCACAAACTGAAATACGATAAGGGCAACCCGACCGGTCACGGCGTAATCTTCATCGGCGCGGACGGCACGGTTTTCTGTTACGTGGCCCCGGCGGGGACGTGAATGCCGCCGCAACAGCAGACCTGCACCCATAACCAATGGACGCGGGACGGCTTTGACCGGCTGGTGACATTCATCGCCGACGACACCACCAAAAGCATAGAGGCGCACGGCTTCGGCCCCTGCGACCGCGAGGCGGTCATCGCCGCAACCATCATGTCTATCTGCGATCAGGCGACCCCTGTGGGGAATGCCTGAAAGGCAGGACCGGCGAGCGGCCTCGACGCCGCCGCCACAAGCAATAGCAACAAAGGCACGAAATGAATGGCAAAGAATTCAAAGCGGGGGAGGCCGTCGCTCTATAGCGCCGAACTCGCCGCAACCATCTGCAAACGCCTCTCCGAAGGAGAATCCCTCAGGGAGATATGCAGGGATGACGGCTTGCCGGACCGCGGCACTATCTTGCGATGGGCTGAGGAAAACGAAGAATTTCGCCACCAATACGCGCGGGCACGCGAAGCACTGCTTGAATATTGGGCGCATGAGATCGTTGAAATCAGCGACGACGGCTCGAACGACTACATGGAGAGGCAGGGCAAGAAGGGCGAAACCTTCGAGGTCGTCGACCATGAGCATATCAGCCGCTCCAAGCTTCGGGTCGATACCCGCAAGTGGCTGATGTCAAAGCTTGCTCCGAAGAAATACGGGGACCGGGTTGCCGCGGAAATCAGCGGGCCGGACGGCGGACCGATCGAGATCACAGGCGCGCGCGAGCGGCTTGCACATCTCGTCGATCGCCAAGCTGCCGGTTAAACAGCGGGCGGCGATCCTCGGGGCTCTTTCCGAGCGGGAGGCTGAAGAGCTTCTTCATGATTGGCAGTTTCTGGGGCGGCGAGATCAAGTCGCGCCGCCTGGTGACTGGCAATTCTGGATGCTGCTTGCCGGCCGCGGCGCGGGGAAGACCCGATCCGGGGCGGAGTGGGTTCGAGAGAAGATCAAGCTTGGGTGCGGCCGCGTCGGGCTCATAGCGCCCACTGCCGCAGATGCCCGCGATATTATGGTCGAGGGGCCGGCTGGCATTCTTGCCACTGCATGGCGCGGCGACAGGGACGCCAAGGGCAATGTCACCGGGCGGCCGGTTTACGAACCGTCCAAGCGGCGCGTGACGTGGCAGAACGGAGCGATCGCAACCGTCTATTCGGCTGAGGAGCCGGACCGTTTACGCGGCCCGCAGCACGACGCCTTGTGGGCGGACGAACTCGCCGCATGGAATAACGGCGAGCCCGATGCCGCCTGGGATATGGCGATGTTCGGGCTTCGTCTCGGCGCCAATCCGCAGGCCGTCATCACCACGACGCCGCGACCCATCCCGCTTATCCGGGAACTGGTGCGCAATCCGCGATGTGTCGTGACCCGCGCGCGAACGGACGCGAATAAGGCAAATCTTGCGCCGACATTCCTTTCGCAGATCGTGTCCAAATACGAAGGGACGCGGCTCGGGCGGCAGGAGCTGGACGGCGAGATTATCGACGAAGTCGAGGGCGCGCTGTGGACGCGCGGCATGATCGAACGATCGCGCCAACCGACCGCTCCGGACATGGTCCGCATTGTTGTGGCTATCGACCCTGCGGTGTCGGCGAATTCGACGAGCGCATTAACCGGGATTGTTTGTGCCGGCCTTGGCGCGGACGGTCGCGGCTATGTGCTTGAGGATTTATCTGGCCGCTATAGCCCAGACGGGTGGGCGCGGCGCGCAGTTCAGTGCTTCAATGCGCGGGCGGCAGATCGCCTCGTCGCCGAGGGCAACCAAGGCGGTGAGATGGTGCGGCACACGCTGCAGACCGTCCAACGAAATTTGCCGATCACAATCGTTCATGCAAGCCGCGGCAAGCAGGCCCGCGCTGAACCGGTTGCGGCGCTTTATGAGCAGAACCGGGTATCGCATGTCGGCGCATTCCCGGAACTGGAAGATCAGTTGACCACGTGGGCGCCGCTCGATGGCAAGCCCTCGCCTGACAGGCTCGATGCCTTGGTCTGGGCGCTGACCGCGTTGATGGTGCGGCAGCAACAGGACACGAGCATCGCCGCCCCCGTGCAGGTCGACGCCGGTCCACAAATTTACGGATAGGGCAACCTTGGCGATGGCAAAAGGTACTGTCGCAAAGGCGGCACAGGATAGTCAGCAACCGGGGCAGTTTGCCGAGATAGGTGTATCCGGGTTCAAGATTGCAGGCGGCATTCCGTTTGAGGAATTCCTGCCGCAACTCGACGGCGAACGCGGGCGCCGCAAATTCCGCGAAATGGCGGAAAACGATCCGACCGTCGGCTCGGTTCTGTTCGCCATCGGCAACATCCTTCGCGCCGTCAAATGGCAGGCGCAGCCGTCACCGGACGCGCCAGAAGCCGAGGCGAAAGCCGAGGCGGAGTTCGCCGAATCCATTCTCGACGACATGTCCCATACGTGGGAGGACTTCATTGCCGAAGCCCTCACCATGCTGGTCTATGGCTGGAGCTATTTCGAGATCGTTTTGAAGCGGCGCATCGGCCCGCTTGAGACCGATCCGCAGAAACGGTCCAAATTCAGCGACGGCCGAATCGGCATTCGCAAGCTGGCGCCGCGCTCGCAGGACTCGCTGTCCAAGTGGGAGATGCAGGACGATGGCGGCATTGCCGGTCTGTGGCAAATCCCGCCGCTCCCGACACCGGGCAAGCCTGGGCAAATCTTCATCCCGATCGAGCGCGCGCTGTTGCTGCGCACGACGTCGCGGAAGAATTCACCGGAAGGCATATCGGTACTTCGCACCGCCTATCGTCCCTGGTTCTACCTGACGCGCATTCAGGAAATCGAGGCGATCGGCATTGAGCGGGAACTGGCCGGGCTCCCGGTTGTACGCATTCCGAACTCGCTGCTCGCTTCTGAGGCGGCGGCCGATCAGGCCATCGTCGAGACCTATAAGAAAATCGCCCGCGACGTTAAGCGGAACGAGCAGGGCGGCGTCGTTATTCCGTCCGATCCGTTCCTTGATGCCGACGGCAATCCGACAAGCGTCAAGCGCGTCGACATCGAACTGCTGACGTCGGGCGGAACCCGCGCCATCGATACCGACAAGACGGTGCGGCGCTATCAGGCCGACATCGCGCGCGCCGTGCTCGCCGAATTCATCATGCTCGGCTCCGACAGCAAGGGCAGCTTCGCGTTGTCGAAAGACAAGACGTCGATGTTCTCACGCGCATGCGAGACATTCCTTAATCAGATCGCGGCGGCCGTGAACCGGTTCCTGCTGCCGCGCATCTGGGACTATAACGGGCTCGACCGGGCCACGATGCCGTCGATGAAGCCCGGCCGCGTGTCGCCGATCGACCTTGGCGAACTTGGCACGTTCATCGAGAGCATGTCGCGATCCGGCGCAACCCTGTTCCCGGATGACAATCTGGAAAATTACCTGCGCGACGAAGCCGACCTGCCGGAGAAATCGCAGGAAGCGATGGACCTGCAGGCAGCGGAACGCGAGCAGCAAGCCGCGAACGCGGCGGCCGCCGCCGAAGCATTGGCGCAGGGCAAACAGAAGCAGCCTGGCGGGCAAGAGCCGCCCCCCGTCTGATGCAGGCTCACGCATTGGCGCATCTGCCGTGGATGGCCGTTAGCAAGGCGTCGAATAGCGACCGCGCGGAAATCGAGCGGCTCGCCGCGCAGACTGCGCAGTTCACGGCAAAGGTGCGGCAGGCGTTTCTCGACGCCATCGACCAAATCGGCAATAGCGTCGATACCAAGCGCGTTGCCGACCTGTTGCGTCAGGGGCGCGTGTCGGAAGCCATAGAGGTTGTTTCGGTGGCGGCGATTGCCGCAGGGCTGAAACCCGTCGCCGCCGCAGTCACGGATGTACTGATTGCGGCGGGGCGGGCGGCGCCGATCCCAGCATTGGGCCAAGCGCAATTCGTGTTCGGCGCGATGAGCCCGCGCACGGTTGCGTATCTGCAGCAATATGAATTCGGGCTGATCCGCGATTTAACGGCAGAAGCGCGGCGCGCCATCGGGCAGATCATCGCCGACGGCGTGACCAACGGCATCAACCCGAATGACATTGCCCGCGACGTGCGCGCTCATATCGGATTGACGCAGTGGCAGAGCGAAGCGGTTTCAAACTATCGCCGCGCCCTTGAGAATGCAGACCGCGCGGCATTGCAACGCGCATTGCGGGACCGGCGATTTGATTCAAGCGTGGCCCGCGCCGCACGCGGGGAGAAGGCACTAAGCCCGGAACAGATCGACAAGATGGTCGATCGCTACCGGCAGCGGTATCTGACCTATCGCGCCGAAACCATTGCGCGCACGGAAGCCATTCGCGCGGTCAATACCGGCAACCTGGAGGCGTGGCGCCAGGCCGTTGATGAAGGCCGCCTCACACAAGACCAGATCGTGCGGAAATGGGTCTTTACCCATGATGACCGGACGCGCCACGCGCACCGCACGATCCCGGAGATGAACCCGGATGGGGTTGGGTTGAACGAGCCGTTCAAGTCGGAACTCGGCCCGATCCGATATCCGGGCGATCCGCTTGCGGCGGCGTCGAACGTGATTAACTGCCGCTGCGCTCAGATTATTCGGTTCCGCGCGGCGTAGTCATTTCGCGGCAGACAAAAGCACACGCCGCGATCTGGACGCGCAGGGTAGCAAGAATCTCAACGGCCTTCGGGTGCGCTGCCATTGCCGCCTGCGCCTGTTCGGCCTGTTCGTCCAAGTCACTCAGGAATGCAAGCAGCGCGTCATAAGGCGGCGGCAGATTTGCCGCTTCCGTATCTTCGCGCTCGAACGGATTTTTCCCCACGTCAGGGCCATAGCACAAGATGAAATTCGACCCCATTGCAAAAGATGTGGCGCCGATTGCGCGGCTATTGCCGCCCGATGCGTTGAAAACATGGTGCGAGGCGGCCAATGCCGCCCATGACCTCGGCTGCGAGCACAATGATTGCGTTCGCGCCGGATGGGACGAAGTCGGCAAGGCATGGCAGCGCCCCGCGACCGGCAAGAAATGGGTCCGCAAGGACAACCCGACCTGCGGCGATGTGCATGTCGACGCGCCGCTCGACGGCAAGAAGCCGAAGCGGAAGGAACATGCGGACGGCGATGCCGCCGCCAAGTTCGAGACCTCAGCCAGCGTCGTCAAGGTCGATGAAAGCCTTGGCCTTGTGTTCGGCTTCGCTGTCGTCTGCAAAAAGGACGGCGCGGACTATTACGACGTGCAGGGCGACCATATTCCGGAAGACGCGATGCTCGCCGCCGCCGCGGACTTCATGGAAAACAGCCGCGTGGCAAAGGACATGCATCAGGGCGACGCCATCGGCC